AATTTGACGCGGGACACTATTTCAGTATGGGTGGACATAAGGCGGTAACTTTTGACGAAGAAAACGTACACGGGCAATGCGTTACCTGCAACCAACACAAACACGGAAACCTATTACACTATCAAATAGGAATACAAAAAAGAATCGGAGCGGATAGGTTAATAGAATTACACGCCCGCGCCTACGAAACAAAGAAATGGACACGGGAGGAACTAAACGAAATAATTAAACGCTATAAATCAAAAATAAATGAATTTCAATAACGATTTTAAGTTTGATTTAATGGTAGGTCAAACATACGAAAACCAATTAAGCGAATTACTCCAACAAAAAATAGAAGTTAAACGCGATTTTAAATGCTTGGAAACGGGAAATATATTCGTAGAATACGAAAGTAGGGGTAAACGTTCGGGAATAGCCACAAGCGAAGCGGAATGGTGGTGTTATTGGCTTAGTGAATCGCATTTTGTAATGATAAAAAAAGACGAATTAAAAAAACTTTGCAGAAAATATATAGGAACAAAACGAGACGTAAACGGCGGGGATTCCAATACGAGTAAAGGAATCTTGTTGCCTATTCAAGAATTCATAAATAAAATTTAACATTTTTTAACAAATTAATTATATCGGAATATTGCAGATTAAAAAATAAGTATTACATTTGTGTATAATTAAAAACGAAAACGCTATGAAAAAACAAATTGAATTATTACAAGAAAACATTAAAAGATTGGAAAATCAAATATTAACCGCTTATACGTTTCAACAAGGATATGTTAATAATTGTAAAAAAGTAATTGAAAGCTACAAAAAACAAATAGAAATTTTACAAAGTAAATAACAAAACAAGGGGTGCGACTTGGTAACGCACATTAATTTTTATACGCTATGAAACATTTATTTAAATCTTTGGCAGACTTCCAACAAGAAGTACCCGTAATTCACAAGGGTACACAAGGCTTCGGGTATAGTTACGCAGATTTACCCGCTATCTTTGAAAAGATTAACCCGCTATTAGCCAAACACGGATTAGGCTTTACGCAGTTGTTGCAATCAAAAGACGGATTAAGCTATTTAGTAACGCTTGTTTTTCACATTGAAAGCGGAGAAAATATAGAAAGCCAAATAATACTACCGCAAGTTACATTAAAAGGAATGAACGATTACCAATCATTCGGGAGCGGTGTTACTTACTTTCGGCGTTATGCTTTGAGTTCCGCGCTTGGTTTAGTAACGGACAAAGATACGGACGCTTCAGGTGAACAAGTAAAAGACGAACTAAAAAAGCCTAGCATAGACGATAAACGATTAGGAAAGGCTTTAGAAGCTATTGCGCAGGGGAAATACACTAAGGAAGATTTATACGCGCAATTTTCATTAACAACGGCGCAGGCTAAATTACTTGAAAACGTATGAAAGTCAGGGCTTCTCAAATTGGTAAAATAATGGCAACCCCGCGTAAAGCGGGGGAGGTGCTATCGGAAACGGCTAAAACCTACGTTCACGATTTAGTATTGGAAGAAAAATACGGAATAAAAAAAGAGTTTAGTTCGCGTTACACGGATAAAGGTAACGAGGTAGAGGAAATCGGAATAGCATTAGTAAACGAGGTGTTAAACTATAAATTCATTTACAAGAATTACGAGTTTTTCGAAAACGATTGGGTTAAGGGAACGCCCGACGTAAACACGGACGAAGTTTTATTAGATGTTAAATGCTCTTGGGACGCTACAACGTTTCCGTTTTTTGATACGGAAGTACCTAATAAGGATTATTTTTTTCAACTCCAAGGGTATATGTGGCTAACGGGAAAACAAGAAAGCATTTTAGCATATTGCCTAATTAATACACCTTTTCAAATGGTAGAAGATGAAATAAGGAGGGCGCATTGGAAATTCAATCTAATCGAAGAAAACACGGAACTAAGAAAAGAGGTAGAAAGTAAACACGTTTTCGACCATATCCCCGAACATAAAAGGGTAAAGTATTGGTTTATTCGAAGGGATGAATCAGTAATTGAAAAAATAAAGGAGCGCGTAGAGTTATGCCGAGAATACTATAACCTATTAATGAAAACGATATGAACATAACACACGAAAACACCATTCAACACGAAGACACGGTATTAATGGCGGTGATGGCTAAGTACTATGAGCGGAGTAAAAGAGGGCAGGCAAAGTACGGTACTAACCTGGATAGGAAGGATTATAGCATAATAGATTGGTTAACTGAAGCACAAGAAGAAGCTATGGATTTATCTCTATATTTAGAAGCTGCAATTAAAAGAATAAAAGAAAATGGGTGCTAAATTAAGAGATATAACTGGATTAAAATATAATATGTTAACAGTTGTTCAAATATTACCAAGTAGAATGTACGGAACTACAAAAAAAAGAATGTGGTTATGTGAATGTGATTGCGGTAATAAAATAGAACTAAATACTTCAGCAATTTTAAGAAATAATAGTAAATCTTGTGGATGTTTAAAGTCTAAAAAATCAGTAGAAAATTCTGTAAAATCAAGACATAAATTAGCAAAACAAGATGGAGGTTATAGAAGTATTTTTTCTAGTTATAGGCAAAATGCAAAAGCAAGAAAATTAAGTTTTAATGTTGATTTTGATTATGCATTAAATATAATTAAATCAAATTGTCATTATTGCGGAATAGAGCCATCTAATACTTATATGAAGTCTTATTATAATGTTAAATATAATGGTATTGATAGAGTAGATAATACAAAAGGATATGAAAATAATAATATTGTAGCTTGTTGTAAGATGTGTAATATAGCTAAAAATAATAATTCAGAACAAGATTTTTTAAATTGGATAACAAGAATATCAGAATATCAGAAACTTAAAAAAGAGCTATGAAACAAACAGCAGTTCAATGGTTAGTAGAGCAATTAACGTCAATTGGTCAATTAGAAATACCAAAAGGTAGTAATGTAGTAACAGAAATTATCAAACAAGCCAAAGCAATGGAGAAAGAGCAGATAATTGAATTTGCAGATGAATACGGTACATATTTGCTTCAAGGAGGTACAATGAGTGCAGTAACTTACAACGAAACCTTTAACAAATCAATAAAGAATAAGGGGTAAATTTTGCCCCATTAACTAAATAGAAATGTAAAATAATAAAATAACAAATAGTCAGGTGGCGGAATTGGTTAGACGCACTATCCGAGATTTCTCAGCGTATCGTCGCGGTATTCAGAATGAGAAATATACAGGTTCGAATCCTGTCCTGACTATTTTTTTAAACAACAAGAACTATGAAACAAACAGCAGTAGAGTGGTTAGTTAAAGAATTAGAATCGTATGGTAACACACAATTTTGTAAAATAGAATGGGAACAATTAGATTTGCTAATTGAACAAGCCAAAGAAATGGAGAAAGAGCAGATAATGGATGCTTATATTCAAGGGAGCATTTCTTTAACATCTAAAAATGATGCAGAACAATACTACAAAGAAACCTATATCGCAAATCGCGATATGCAATAACAAGAAATATGAAAGCAAAACTAACCTTTGACCTACCCGAAGACGAACACGAATTTTACTGCGCAACAAAAGGCAAAGATATGTTTGTAGTTCTTTGGAACCTTCAGCAGGAACTACGTAAGCTATACAAGTACGAAGCACTAAACGAAGGCGAATGGCAAATAGTAGAAAGGCTACAAGATTTTCTAAACAATAGCCTAAACGAAAACGAAATAAACTTAAATAAATAAAAAATGGAAACAAAAGTAAACACGGGAGCAATTTTTAAGAATGACAAAAAACAAGGTAACCAACCCGACTACCGAGGCAAAGTCAATGTAAACGGAAAAGAAATGGAAATAGCGTTATGGTTAAAAGAATCTTCGAAAGGCACTAAATACTTTTCGTGTTCATTTAGCGAGCCTCGAACCAACGAAGCGCCTAAACAAGTTAACACGCAAATAATTGAAAACGACGATTTACCCTTTTAATTATGTTTATAGACGATAATAGCTTACGTAAGGAGTTGAAATCGATTCTTCTTACGAAAACACGAAACCAAGTAGTAAAGGAAATTAAATCCAAAGGGTTAAAAATGCATCAATATACAATAGACCGTTTTTTGTCGGGCGCATTGGTAAGCATTAAAACGCTTCGAACCTTAGACGAATACGTTTACCGACAACAAAAAGGATTCAAATAAGTGTAATTAAAATATAAACATTATATTTGATGACAAATTAAACAAAATGGAATGGGTAAGCGTAGTCGCAAAAGACCATAAAGAATGGGTTAAACTTGTAAAAACTTTTGGCGAAGATTTTTACGCGGAAGACATTGTACAGGAAGCCTACTTACGTTTGTACCGATATTGCAAACCCGAAAACGTTATTCAAAATGGGCAAGTTAATAAAGGTTTTATGTATTTTGTGCTACGCAATCTTTACTTATTACATATTAAGAGCGAAAAAAAGGGAGAAATGGTAAACTTAGATAACTTACCCCTACTAAAAGACGAACCAACCAACTTACCAAAGGAAGAAGCCTACTCAAGAATGTTAGCTAAAATTTACGAAGAAGTTGATTCTTGGCATTGGTACGACAAGCAACTATTTACAATTTACAAAGACACGGACTTAAGTATTAGAGACATAGCCAAAGAAACTACGATTAGTTCGAGTTCGATTTTCAACACGTTAAAGAACTGCAAAAGTAAGGTAAGGAATAAGTTTAAGGAGGATTACGAAGATTACAAAAACGAAGATTTTGAATTTATTAAATAAACAACTATGGCACGACCAAGAAAAAAACAAGCCGAAGGGCTAGGAGACACGGTAGAAAACATTTTAGAAGTTACAGGAATAGCAAAGGTGGCTAAATGGGTACTAGGCGAGGACTGCGGTTGCGAGGAGCGCAAACAAAAACTAAACGACCTATGGAGGTACACTAAACCCGAATGCCTAACAGAAGACGAATATAAATACCTAGACGAATTTTTTACTAACCTAAAAAGTAGCGTTAGCCCTAACCAACAAAGGGAGTTATTAAAGATTTACAACCGAGTATTTAAGCAAAGAATGCAACCTACTTCCTGCGGTAGTTGCGTTAGGGAAATCGTAAACAAGTTAAACAAGCTATATTCAATTTACAAAGAAGAAAATGCCACTACCGAAGCCGAATCCTAACGAAGAAAAAAAAGAGTTCGTAATGCGTTGTATGGGGGACGATACGATGAATAAAGAATTTCCCGACACCGACCAACGTTTAGCAGTTTGTTCGTCTACTTACGAGGAATCTAAACTATCAAAACACGAAAACAATGGGACAAGGAAGACCAAATAAAATACATAGCCCCGAACACCTTTGGGAATTATTCACGGAGTACAAAAGACACGTAAAAAATAATCCTATTCTAAAACATACTTTCGTAGGTAAAGAAGGTAGGAGCGAATATAGCGAACTTGAACGACCTTTAACCATAGAAGGCTTTGAATGTTACTGCGCGGATTTAGGAATAATTCAAGACCTATCGAATTATTTTGCAAATTCGAATAATAGATACAAGCGATTTTCAACTATCGTTACGCGTATACGTAGGGAGGTTCGAAACGACCAAATCGGAGGTGGTATGGCAGGAATCTATAACGCAAGCATTACGGCACGTCTAAACAACTTAGTAGAGAAAAAAGAAATTACCAACGTCGAACAACCATTATTCCCCGATGTTTCGGAAGACAACAGCGATTCGGAAGATTCTAAATCTTAAAAAACGGATTAAGATTATTCAGGGTGGAACTTCGGCGGGTAAGACGTTCGGAATAATACCCGTGTTAATTGACAAAGCCGCAAGGCAGGAAGGTTTGGAAATAAGTATAGTAGCGGAAACGATTCCCCATTTACGAAGGGGCGCGCTAAAGGATTTCCTAAAAATAATGAAATGGACGGGACGATTCTTCGAAGATAGGTTTAACAAATCTTTACTGCGTTACGAGTTCGCCAATGGAAGCGTTATTGAATTCTTTTCCGCAGACGATTCGAGTAAACTACGGGGAGCAAGGCGCGACATTCTTTATATCAACGAATGTAATAACGTTACATTTGATTCCTATAACGAGTTAGCTATTCGAACACGAAAGGAGGTTTATTTAGATTTTAACCCTGCTAACGAATTTTGGGTGCATACTGAATTAAAGAACGAACCCGATTCGGATTTTTTAATATTGACCTACAAAGACAACGAAGCACTTGACCAAAGCATTATCGAACAAATCGAAAAGAACAAAGAGAAAGCGAAAACGTCTACATATTGGGCTAATTGGTGGAAAGTTTACGGCGAAGGGCAGTTAGGAATGTTGGAGGGGGTAGTTTTCAGTAATTGGAAACAAATAGACACGATACCCAAAGAAGCAAAGTTACTCGGTATAGGTTTGGACTTTGGATATACCAACGACCCGACTGCGATAATAGAAATATACAATTACAACGGGCAACGAATAGTTAACGAGGTAGCATACCAAACAGGGTTATTAAATAGCGAAATAGCGAAACTCCTACCAAAACACGTACCCGTTTACGCGGATAGTTCCGAACCCAAATCAATAGACGAAATTAAACGCTACGGAATAACGATTAAAGGGGTAACAAAAGGTAAGGATTCGATTAATTACGGAATAGATGTTATCCAACGTAACGAATACTTAGTTACTGCGAACAGCGGTAATTTAATCAAAGAATTGCGCTCGTATGTTTGGGACACGGACAAACAAGGCAAACGATTAAATAAGCCTATCGACTTTAATAACCACGCTATTGATGCTTTTCGTTACCACGAAATGGAAACGTTGGGCATAGGAGCAAATTACGGAAGCTATGCAATACGGTAAGACGGACGATATGTTAGTAATGATTCGCGCCGTAGAAGAATACATTTACGAACGTAAGGGCGTAAGGGTGCAAATAATGTTTAACAATATGCAAAGGTTTCCCGTTCACTTCGAAATGCTTTTGAAGGCTTATGAAGTTGCCATGAGTTACAAAAATCAAAATAAATAATTAATTATATATGAAAGTCGAAATAACTATTCCTAGTTCAATTAGCGAAATTCCTTTAATGAATTATCAAAAATTCCTGAAGGTTCAAAAGAATTCAAACGACGAAGAATTTATAGCGCAAAAAATGATTGAAATATTTTGCGGAATAGAATTAAAGGAGGTTGTTAAAATGAAGCTAACTAGCATTAACGATTTGGTTTTACATTTTAATCAAATATTTTCAGTTAAGCCAAAGTTTCAACCTAGATTCAAAATTGGAAATATTGAATACGGATTTATTCCCGACTTAGAAAATATAAGTTTCGGGGAATACGTAGATTTAGACAATTACCTATCTAATTGGGACGATTATAACAAAGCCATGGCAGTAATGTACCGACCAATTACGGAAACACGAAAAGAAAAATATAACATTTTAGAATATAACGGAGCATCTGAATTCAGCGAAGCAATGAAGTACGCGCCTATGGACATAGCAATAGGAGCAAGCGTTTTTTTTTGGACTTTAGGAAGCGAGTTATTAACCGCTACCCTAAACTATTTAAAAACGGAAACGAAGAAGATGACTCAAGAACAAGCGACTTTAGCGCAAGAACTCAGTTTGGAAAAAAATGGGGTTGGTATTCAAGCATATACGGACTTGCTAAAGGAGACCTTACAAAATATGACGAAGTTACAAAATACGGATTATTTAAATGCCTTACCTATCTTACCTTCGAAGCAGAAAAAACAGAAATAGAAATTATGGAAATAAAAAAACCTAGATTATGAACGGCTATTACTCACTACTAGACCAACTAAAAACGCATTTTAACTCCGACCCTTTAGTAAACACCGTTTCGCAAGGTTCGATATTCAACGTTGATTTAGGCAAACAAACTATATTTCCGTTAGTTCACGTTATGGTTAATCAGGTTACGTTTAATGATAACGTAATGACCGCTAACGTTACTTTACTTGCGATGGATAACGTAAGCCAACGCAAAGAGGAAGCGCCTAACACGTTCGAAACTGCGGACAACGAAATAGACGTTTTGAATACTCAATTAGCTATATTAAACCGAGCCTTCGAAATGCTAAAACACGGAAACATATGGGATAACCTTTACCAACTTAACGGCTCTCCTACTTGCGAACCTTTTACCGAGCGATTCGAAAACTATCTAGCAGGGTGGGCAATGACATTCGACGTAGATTTCCCTAACGATATGACACGTTGTTAATGGAAAAAGAACTACAATTACAAGCCTTAGAAAAGTTTCGCGATATTGTTATAAAAAACGCGAAAAATAACCTACGTCAAAAATCTGCTTCAGGCAAATTAAAAGATTCGTTAAACGCTGAAGTAAAGGTTATGCCTAATTCTATTCGTTTATTTTTTGAAATGGAGGAATACGGGTTTTACCAAGACCAAGGGGTAAAGGGTGTAAGTAGTGGACGAAGCCTAAGTAACTTTAGGTTTGGTTCGGGTTCGGGTAAAAAAGGAGGGTTAACCGAAGGCATAAAAAAATGGGTTAAATATCGAGGCATTCAGTTTAGAGACAAGAAAGGAAGGTTTTTAAGTAGCGATGCCACAGCATTTATAATTACTCGTTCTATTTGGCAAAAAGGAATAAAGCCTAGTATGTTTTTTACCAAGCCATTTGAACAGGCATTTAAAACATTACCAAACGAAATGATAGATGCTTACGGTTTGGAAGCAGAAAAAATGCTAGATACAATAATGAAAGAAAATATGAAGAATTATGGCTATAAGTGAAATATACGTTAGAAGCCCGTTTATTTTAGAAATAGACGTAGTAGGGCAAACAGGAAGTAAAATAGAACTATACATTTATAAAGACGGAACAACACCCCCAACTTTACCAAGTTACACGCTCGAAAAGTTAATTCCCGCAAGTAACAATACGCAAACGCTATATAACATTTCTCCGTACTTAATGGAGTATATAAAGCACGATAGTTTTCAAAACAACTTTAGCTCTAACACGGCTTTGTTAAATGTTGACGAATACATACTAGTAGACGTCAAAAGATATTACCTAATCGCGGGAACTTACGTACTAATTGACACGCTTAATTTTTATGCTTACGATGGTTACGGATATTATCAACAAGGTGTTAACCCTGCTTCTTTATACGCAGTACATTTAGAGCCGAAGAATTATTATTTTTGGAGCGGCGCGAATAATTTTCCAATATCCAACCCTTTACAAAGAGCGGGAACGTTTGTCAGTTATTTAGAAAACGGATGGTCCGTAAAATATACGCAACTTCAAACGGGTTTAAGTTTTACGAATAACATTACTGCGGACGGGATTTACAACCTTTACCGCGTTTATTCTCCTTATTATTTGACGGGAAATAAAGTAGAAGTGTTTGATACTTTTTCCAACTTAGTTTGGGAGGCTACGTTTTACCCAATAGAAGAATGCTACTACGATGTACAAGTAGTGGACTTTATCAATATGTACGGAACTTGGCAACGTGAATTCTTTTTCAAAGCCTCCTACCAAAGTTTAAACACAACCACAAGCGAGTTTAATTTAATGCAAAAAATAGGGGCTTCTGCACAATGGGACACAAACCTAAACCAACGACAAGTATTTAACACGAACGGAATTATAACCCATAGAGTAAATACGGGATGGGTAGACGAATCCTTTAACTCAAATCTTCAGCAGTTACTTTTAAGCGAACGAATTTTATTAGACGGGAAACCCGTTAAAATGAAAACAAAAGATTTTAACAAAGAAAAGAACCTAAACAACAAAAAGATAAATTACACTTTAGAGTTCGAAGAAAGCTACGATTTAATTAACAACGTGATTTAATGAAAAGGCAAGTTAGAATTTTTGTAGAAGGTAGGCAATTAGATTTATTCAACGATGAAAGTATAGAGGTAACTTCTACCATTCAAAATATACAGGACATTTCGAAAACGTTTACCGATTTTTCGCAATCCTTTACGATTCCTACGAGCGCGAATAATAACGCTATTTGGCAATACTTCTACGAAAACGCGTTGAATAGTTCTATTAATTACCAAGAACGTTTAGAAGGTTACATAGAAATAGATATGACATTTTTTAGAAGGGGAAAAATCCAAATGGAAAAGAGCCAACTAAAAAACGGACAACCTAACTCCTACACTATAACTTTTTACGGGGATGTAACTACGCTTAAAGATTTAGTAGGAGAGGACTTGTTAAGTGTGTTAGACCATTCCACACTTGACCACGACTACTCGTTTACGGAAATATACAACCGCATAACAAACCCAACTATTGATTGGGACGTATGTTATCCCTTAATAACTTCAAATCGAGTTTGGCAATACCAAGGGGTAGACCCAAGCGGAAATTTTCCTAATTGGTATTCGAATACAGGGGCAAATAACATAAGCAACAACGCAGGAGCCATAGATTACCGCGAATTATTCCCTGCGGTTAGAGTTAAAAGTATTTTCGATTTAATTGCAGCGCAATACGGAGTAACGTTTACAGGAAGTTTCTTAACGGACAATAGATTTAAGCAGGCTTACCTATGGTACAAAAATAAAAACGATTTTGACTTTATTGGGCAAGCGCAAAACGTTACCTTTAATTCAGTAATAGCTCAGGGAGGAAGTACGTACAACCTTAACCCAAGTTCGCCTCCTTACGTTTTTGATTTTACGCAAAACGTATTAAACGTTTACTACCAAAACGGCGCTTCTTTTATGGGCATAACTTTTTCGGTAGCTAGTAACTCTAACCCTTCGGTAATATATTACTTAGATACTTACGTAAATGGTTCACTTTATCAAACTACGCAAGGTCAAGGATTTACCTTAAACGCAAGCATTACTAACATTCCAAATGTACAAGGTTTATATGATGTTTACGAATTTAAATTAAGAGCGAGCGCGGCGGTATCTATTACCTTGGATATTACCTACTCGGTAAGTTATTTTATAGGGGCTAACTTTTTTACTGATTTTGTTACCATAGATACAAATGTAAACAACCTAACTACTTTTAGCGATTTACAAACCTTAGCGCCTACTATGAAGGTGCAGGATTTTATTTCGGGCATTCTTAAACAATTTAACCTAACTTGCTACGGCACTAAGCCAAACACATTTAATATAGTTCCTTTAGCCGATTGGTACGGAGCAGGAGCGGTAATAGACATAACCGAATTTACGGATAAAGACGAAATAGGAATAGACCGCGTAAAACTTTACAAAAAAATAGGTTTTAAGTTTCAGCCTTCGGAAAATTTTATGAATAAAAAATATTTTGAAGTTGGCTTAAAAGAATGGGGGAACACGGAATACCAATACCCGTACGATGGGGGCGAATTTACTTTAGAAGTTCCGTTTGAAAATATGCTATTTAACAAATTTACGGGTACGAACTTGCAGGTTGGATACTCGTTAGACAGTTCGTTTTCGCCTAATATTCCTAAGCCTTTATTATTGTACAAATACGGAGGTGTTACGCTAGCAACGCACGTACATTATACGGATGGAACTAACCACTTTACGAATTTAGATTATACAATGTTCGGGCAGGATTTAACAAATAACGGAATTAAATACTCGTTAAACTTTGCGCCCGAAACTTCTTCTTATTGGCTTACTCCTATACAACAAAGTATTTTCGCAACGTATTATTTTCCGTATTTAGCTAACTTATTTAACCCTAAAAACAGGCTACCAACGGTAAAAGCTAATTTACCCGTTTCAATTCTTACAGGAATCCAATTAAACGATAGGGTAATAATTAGGGATAAAAGGTATTTAATAAATCAAATGAAAACGAATTTAGTTACAGGCGTAACGGAGTTCGAATTACTTAACGATTTTATGCCCGTTAACCCCGTTTATATTTTGCAACCACCACCCGACAAAGACGTAGTAGTAGTTCCTATTACGTTACCTAACGTAACTTCGAAAACGGGTTCTGTGGCTTCGGTTAGATTTACTTCTACAAATTCGGACGTAGTCATAACACCCGACGAAATAACGGAAGATAGAAGCGTAGAAATAACCCTACCGACTTTAGATACCGCTACACGGATAACCGAGGAAAGCGAAGTAAGAATAACAGAAGACGGATACACCTTAGAAACCGAATCGCGAAACGATGTTATTTTTATCGACATTGAATACGAATACGCAAACGGAGAAATACTTAACGGACAAATTATAATTATAAGATGAGTTACATAAAACAAATTATTGGATTATTACAAGTAGATGAGTTCGTAGGAAAACACGAATTTATCGAAATCGCAAAGGGGAAATATAAACTACATAACGACATTAAAGGGCTTTGGAAACAAGGAATGCGCGAAATAAAAGTAAAGAGAAATGGCAGAAAAAAGAACGATTGAACTCGAAATAAAAGACAATACTAAAACGCTTAAACAACAGTATAAAGAAGCGGTTGTAGAATTGCAAAACATAGCGGCAGCTTACGGGGAAACGTCTACCGAAGCCGCACAGGCAGCCAAACGAGCCGCTGAATTGAAAGACCAAATCGAAGATACTAACGATTTACTACAATCGTACAAGGGCGAAGGTACTTTTATCGCTATGGGTAAAGCAATGTCCGCGGTCGCAAGTGGTTTTAGCGCTATCGAAGGCGGGTTAGGTTTAGTCGGTGTAGAATCGGAAAACGTTCAAAAAACAATGCTTAAAGTGCAAAGCGCAATGGCTTTGGCGCAGGGTTTAGAAGGTTTAGAAGATGCGGGGCGTTCGATGAAAAACCTATATAGTCGAATTAAAGAAACTTCGTTGGCGCAAAAAGTTTTAACGGGAGTTCAAACTGCCTATAATTTTGTAGTGGGCGCAGGAAGTGGAGCGTTAAAGGCTTTTCGTGCTGCTTTAATTAGTACGGGAATAGGTGCTATAATTGTAGCGGTTGGGTTACTAATCGCAAACTTTGATTTGTTGTTAGATGCGCTACAACCCGTTATCGAATCTTTAAAAGCGATTGGTGACTTTTTAGGCTTTACTGATTTTGCAGGCGAAGAAGCGCACGAAAATGAAATGGCTCGTTTAGAAGCAGAAAAACAAGCACGTGAAGAATTAGCTGCCGCAAGGGAGGCGCAATTTAACTCAAGCCAAAAACAATACGAGCGCGAAATTGCTTTAATGGACGCGCAAGGTAAGGATACTAAAAAACTAACTAAACTCAAAATTGAAGAATCGATTAAATATCAAAAGGAAAAACTTAAAGAAATTGAGTTAGAAATACGGGCTTCCGAGCAAACAGTAAACACTTTAAAAAAATTGGTAGGTACTGATAGTGAATCAATTAAAAGATATGAAGATATAAAAAAACAACGCATTGAATTAACCGAGGGAATCAAAGATGCACAAAACCAATTATTAATTAATGAAGTAAACAATAATAAGAAATCCGCAGAAGCAGCACAAGCCGCCGCCGAAAAAGCGAGGGAAGCAGCTAAGAAAAAACGCGAAGATTACGTAAGCAACTTACAAAAACAAAACGAAGACGCTGCAAAATTAGAAGAAGAAGCAGAAAATCAAAGGTTGGCGTTAATGCAAGACGGAATAGAAAAAGAAAAAGCATTACGCGAAGACCAATTTAACGACTACCGCGACAACTTTTTAAAAGAACGTACAAAGGAAGAACAAACCGCTTTAGATAACCAATACAAAGAAGGAAAAATAAGCCGTGAAACTTACAATAAATTAACGGAAGAATTACAAATTAACGCTTATAATAAATTAACCCAACAGGAAAAAGATATTTTAAAAAACGCTAAGGAACTTTTAAACAAAGATTTATTAGCGATTGACGAAAAGTACCAAGCCGAAGTAAAAAAACGTGCGGAGGATTTTCAAAAGAAAATGCAAGACGATGAAAAGCAAAGAAAGTTAGCATTTGATATGGAAATCGAGCGAATGGAGGAAGAAAACTACCAAGCAAGTTTAACCGCTCAAGACAAAGAACTTTATTTGATTTCAGAAAAATACGCCGAAATGGAGCGTATGGCTAAAGGTAACGCGGATGCCGAAAAAACGATAGCCGAAATGAGAGGAAGGGAGGTAGCCGCTATTAATCAAAAGTACGACAAAGAAAACGAAGAGCGTAAACGCGCAGAACTTGAAAGAAATGTAGGTTTTGCAAAACAAGGCTTAACCATTATTCAAGACCTTACCGACTTATTCGGAAAAAAAGGAATAGAAAGCGCACGTAAAGCATTCAAGGTAAAGAAAGCCGCTCAAATGGCAAGCGCCTTAATCGACACTTATATGAATGCAACCGCAGCCTATGGTTCGCAATTCTTGCCATTACCCGACCCAAGTTCACCCGTTCGAGGGGGAATAGCAGCAGGGTTAGCCGTTGCAGCGGGTTTAGTTAATGTCGCTAAAATTGGCGCTCAAAAATTCGAAGGTGGAGGTTCTTCGGGTGGTGGTGGCGGTGGTGGCGGTGTTAGTGGTGGTTCTCTTTCCGCAGGCGGGGGAATGCAAGCCCCTAACTTTAATGTTGTAGGAAATAACGGACTAAACCAATTAGCCCAACTTCAACAACAACCCACGCAAGCATTCGTAGTTAGTGGCGAAGTAACAAGCGCTCAGAGTTTGGATAGAAACAGAATACAAAACGCAACACTTTAAGGAAATTAAAATTATTAAGTTATGAGAATTATTGAACTCATTATAGACGATGAAGACCCGCAGAGCGGAATAGACGCGGTAAGCGTTGTACATTCGCCCGCTATCGAGGAAAACTTTGTAGCCTTAAAAAAACACGAAATCGAATTAAAGGAAGTTGATTCCGAAAAGAGAATTCTAATGGGTGCGGCTTTAGTGCCTAATAAACAAATTTACCGCAGAAATTCAAAGAACGAAGAATACTATATTTACTTTAGTTCCGACACGATTCGAAAAGCGAGCGAACTTTTTTTAATCAACTCAAACCAAAATAACGCAACCTACGAACACGAAAAAAAGGTTACAGGTTTAAGCGTTGTAGAAAGTTGGATAATCGAAGACGAAGAAAAAGACAAAAGCAAACTATACGGATTCGACTTGCCTAAAGGAACTTGGATGATTTCGATGAAAGTAAATAACGAGGAAATTTGGAACGATGTTAAAGAGGGTAAAGTAAAAGGCTTTTCTATCGAAGGTTACTTTGCGGATAAGTTCGAAATGAGCGCAGAAGAAGCCGAAGCTATCGAAGTAATAAACGAACTTAAAAATCTATTAAACATAAAATAAAATGAGTAACTTAAACACTATCCTAAACAAATTAGGAAAAATTGAATTAGAAAACCACCAAGTAAGTTTAGCTTTGGTTGACGATTTAAAAACTATTGTGGCTAAAATAAAATCAGAGGAAGGAGAATCTAATAAAATGAAAAATGATTCTTTAAAGGCTAAAAAAATGTTTGACGATGCTATTAATTTGAAAAACGCATTACAAAATAATTACGAAGCAAACAAAGTTAAATATGAAAAACAACGTAAAGAAAGTAACGATTTCTTTAAAAAGATTTCAGCTCAAGCAAAAGAATTAGGAATATCAATTAATGATTTACCTATTTACAAAGAATATTTAGACGCAAGTAATCTTCTTAATCAATTAGATAAATCAAACCAAGATAATTGGAGTTTAATTTCTAAATATTAATGGCTAAACAAGTTGCAACTTCTAACCACGTTCAAAAGCCGAAAGTAAAGCGTCCTAACGTACACGCCAAAAGTAAAACGAGCAAACTAAAGAGTTCAAAGAATTACGTTAAACTAAATAAAGGTCAAGGATGAATGAAAACGGAAATAAACCAAGGGCAAGCCGTACAAGTGGTAAAAGAGCCTGCCTATGTAAAGACGGAAAATACAGGCGTAAATGTTGTACAGGCGAACTACAAAACCAAGGTATAGGAGGGGATGTTACACCACCACAACCACCCGCGCCAAATTGGAATCCTTTGCCGTAAAAATGCAACAACCAAAAAACAAATAAGTTATTAAGTTATGAAAAACATTTTAGACAAGATAAACCGAGCGGACGAAATCCAAGCCAACTTGGAATTGGATAAAACCGAATTAGCTAAACACGAAGTAGAATTAGCTACTGTTAAAGAAGTAGATACTAAATTAAAATCTTTTAGTCTTCCGTTTTCCGATATATCTAAAGTTCAAGGTAATGTATCTTCAGTTCAAAATGCTTTAAGAAATTTAGAGAAAATAATAAATGAAACCATACAAGAAGCAAAACAGATTGAAGTTAAAGCAAAAGAATTAGGTATAAATGCTAATTTAGAAACAGGCTTAAAATATGCTAACGAAAAACTAAAACAAATATCAAATGCAAATTCTTTATTTGCTCGTTTTGTTTCTGAAATAGAAAAACTTAAATAAATAAATATGAAAAATAGCACACTTTTACAACACATTAAAAGCCTTCTTAGCAAAGAAATTAAGTTAGAGCAAATGCTTATGGGGGACGGAGTAACCAAAATCGAAGCGGATTCATTCGAAGCAGGTAAAGAAGTTTTTGTCGTAACGGAAGACGAGCAAAAAATTGCCGTTCCCGTTGGCGAATACGAACTAGAAGACGGACGTATTTTGGTAGTAGTAGAGGAAGGTATTATTTCCGAGGTTAAAGAAAAAGAGGAAGAAGTAGAAGAGGTAGAAGAAGAAACCAAAGAGGAAGTAACCGAGCCTATGCCCGAAGAAGAAATGAGCGCACCCGTATCTGCTCCAAAGAAAACTATTGAATCTATAGTTAAAGAAACGTTCTTTAGCGAAATGGAAAAACTTAAAGAAGAAAACGAATTGTTAAAAGCAGAATTGGCTAAACTTTCCAAAGTTAACGTAGTTGCAACCGAAGCGACCGAACTTAGCGAAACACCCGAACCAATCGCGTTTAACCCTGAAAATGAAGCTAAAGCGGATTTCGTTAAGATAGGCGCTAAAGCACCACGCGGAATAATGGATTCCGTATTAAACAAAATGTATAAATAATCTAAAAATTAGAAAAAATGCCAAATCCAAACATTACAACAACGTACGCAGGTCAGTGGGCAGGTAAGTACGTTTCTGCGGCTCTTTTGAGCGCGCCAACTATCGAAGGCGGAGGGGTTACCGTTATGCCTAACGTAAAATTCAAAAGCGTTATCCAACGTTTAGAGACAACTAACTTTTTGCAGGATGCAACTTGCGACTATAACACCGCAGGAACAGTTAACTTAACCGAGCGTGTGTTAGAAGTTAAAGACCTTCAAGTAAACATGACACTTTGTAAAAAAGAGTTCCATTCTACTTGGCAATCTATCGAAATGGGTTACTCTTCTTTCGACACTTTACCAAAATCTTTTGCTGATTATTTAATCGCTTACGCTGCTGAAAAAGTTGCAGCCGCTAACGAAATTTCTATTTGGCAAGGTTCTGCATCAACTTCGGGTCAATTTGACGGGTTGTACGCCACCGCATTGGTAGACCCTTTATTGCCTGCGGGTCAATTAGTACCTTCTTCTCCAATTACTCCTTTGAACGTAGTAGGTGAATTACAAGCTATTGTAGACGCTATTCCTGCTTCTTTGTACGGAAAGCCTGATTTGAAAATTTACCTTTCTCAAAACTTCGTAAAAGCGTATATTTCTGCTTTAGGTGGTTTTGGAACTGCGGGTTCAGGTTCCCTTGCTAACGCGGGTATAAATGCACAAGGTACTATGTGGTACACTAACGGAAACCTTAGCTTTAATGGTATTCCAATCTTTATGGCTAACGGACTTGCTAACGATACCGCTATGGCTACAACTACTTCTAACCTTTACTTTGGATGCTCACTTTTGAGCGACACTCAAGAAGTTAGAGTAATAGACACCTCCGCCACATTGGGTGATGACAATGTACGAGTTATTATGCGATATGCAGCGGGTGCGCAATACGGAGTTATCGAAGATATCGTAGTTTACGGATAATCCACATAACTAAAATATAACGGGGTGGTGGATAAAACTGCCACCCTTTTTTTTAAACTTTTAAAACTAAAATAAAATGAGTTGCGATATTTCACATGGTAGAATTGAGCCTTGTAAAGATGCGGTAGGGGGGTTGAAAAACCTTTACATTCTTAACTACGGGCTTTACGACGAAACCGACATTACTTACGATACTACGGTAGGTTACGAAGATGTTATTACAGGTATTACTTTAACACCTATTGCACCTGCAACAACCGCTTATATTTACAAGTTTGAACTTAAGGGAACTAACTCCTTCGAGCAAACAATTACAAGTTCACGCGAAAACGGAACTACTTTCTTCGAGCAAGTATTAACCGTTATGCTTAAAAAGCAAGACGCGATTACGCACAAACAAATTAAATTGCTTTCTTACGGACGTCCTAACATTATCGTTGAAAACAACAACGGGCAATACTTTATTGCAGGACTTTTGCGAGGAATGGATGTAACCGCGGGTACTATTTCAAATGGGACTGCGCTTGGTGACATGAACGGATATTCTTTGACTTTCACAGGTCAAGAAGCAACCCCTGCAAATTTCTTAGATGCTGCAACCGAAGCGCAATTAGTAACTTTGCTTAACAACCCTACGGTAGTTAATTCATAAGATGTTCTAAAAAGGTAAAGAGGGGGGTTAATAGCCCCCTTTTTTATTGCACAAAAAACACGTTAACGAGTTATTATAATATGATAGTAGTTCAACAAACTAACGTAACTCAAACGTTTAACTTTATTCTTAGGTTCGGAAGCGGTGTAACGCTCGAACTAACGGACGAAAACACGAATGATACCGTACCCGTTTCGGGGTTATTTACTACAGGCGATTACGTCCATTCCTTTAGTGGTGTTTTGCCAACTTTGGAGAACCATTTTTATTGGGCGGTAATTAAAGACGGGGGAGGAAACCTACTATTAAAAGAACGAATGTTTTGTACTAACCAACCGATAGACACGTTTTCGGTTAACGACGGGGAGTACATTTCAAACCAAACAACTAACGACTTTATAATGTATGAATAACGTTCACGTTTTACAATTAGCAGAATACCAACAACCGACTATCCAAGAATCGAAACGCGATGCATGGGTAGAATTTGGGGAAGATAACAATTACTTTAATTACCTAATTGATAGGTACACGAAATCCACCACAAATAGCGCGATTATAAACAACGTAAGCCGTTTAATTTACGGCAAAGGTTTAAGCGCGTTAGATGCTTCGCGTAAGCCTAACGAATACGCTCAGTTAATGACTTTGTTTAGCGCGGAATGCTTGCGTAAAATGGTATTCGATAGAAAGTTATTCGGGCAGTTTGCAATGCAAGTTCACTACAACGAAAAGCACGATAAAGTATTAAAGGTTTACCACATTCCCGTTAACTTATTACGTGCGGAAAAATGCAACGAAAAAGGCGAAATAACGGGTTATTACTATTCCGATAATTGGGAAGATGTACGCAAGTTCCCTCCTACGCGAATTCCCGCGTTTGGACATTCTAAAGATAAGGTAGAAATAATGTTTGTTAAGCCTTACGGCGTCGGAATGAAATACTATGCCTACCCTGATTACCAAGGCGCAATACCTTACGCAGTTCTTGAAGAAGAAGTAAGCGACTATCTAATTAACGAAGTTCAAAACGGGTTTTCAGGCACGAAGGTAGTAAACTTTAACAACGGAATTCCAAGCGAAGAACAACAGGATTTAATTAGCCAAAAGGTTTTATCTAAACTTACAGGCTCGAAAGGTCAAAAAGTTATCGTAGCGTTTAATCAAAACCAAGAATCTAAAACAACGGTGGACGATATTCCATTAAACGACGCGCCCGACCATTACACGTACCTAAGCGAGGAATGTTTACGCAAAATAATGTTAGGACACAACGTTACAAGTCCGTTACTTTTCGGTATTGCTTCTTCTAACGGGTTTAGTTCCAACGCAGACGAATTACAAAACTCGTTTATCTTATTTAACAATATGGTTATTAAGCCTTTCCAAGACGAAATAATTGAGGCTTTCGATAGGATATTAGCGTTTAACGGAATAGCCTTAAAATTATTCTTTAGAACGCTAAAACCTTTAGAATTTACCGACCTTGAAAACGCAACTACGGAAGAACAAGTAACCGAGGAAACGGGAGCGGATGCAACCGAACTTAAAGCACAAAGCACGGAAGAACAAATAGCGTTAGCGTTACAGGAATTTGGCGAAGAACCGCAGGAAGATTGGTTACTAATAGACGAAGCGCCTGTTGATTATGACACGGACGAAAAAGAAAACGCTTTGTTAAGGGGTGAAAAAAGTTTATTTTCTAAGTTAGTAGAATTAGTAAATACAGGAATAGCATTCCCCAACGCTAAATCGGAACAAGATGAAGTAATAGAAGGAGTAAAGTTTATTACTCGTTATGTTTACGAAGGCGAAGACGGCGGTAAAAGCGGTAAAACACGCCCTTTTTGTAAACTAATGAAAAGCGCTAAAAAGATTTACCGAAAAGAAGACATTGAACGCATGAGCAAAAGCGTAGTAAATGGATTCTACGTTAATGCAGAAGGCGAACAAATAGGCTTCGGAAAAAAAGGAGAATTAATGTACGACATTTGGTTGTATAAAGGCGGCCCGAATTGCCACCACCGATGGAATAAACAAGTTTACGCGCAGTTCGATAGTAAGTTTGGAATAGACGTTAATAGCCCAAACGCAAAAAGAATAGCAGTTAAAAAAGCGGAAAAATTCGGATACAAAATTAAAAATAACGCATTGGTTTCGACACGTCCAATAGATATGCCGAACCGAGGTTTTTTACCTAAATAGAAATGGCAGAAGCATTACTAATTACAAGAGACGATTTGGTGCGATTTACCGCACTAAACGGCAACATAGATACCGATACCTTTATTCAATGGATTAAAGTTGCTCAGGACATCCATATTCAGCAGTATACGGGAACGCAATTACTTGAGAAAATCAAAGCGGATATAGTAGCGGGAACGTTGGCGAATCCTTATTTAGACCTTGTCGAAACCTATTTAAAGCCTATGTTAATTCATTGGGCGATGGTTGAGTACCTTCCGTTTATGGCTTATACAATGGCGAACAAGGGAATCTTTAAGCATTCAAGCGAGAACGCTTCAAACGTAGATAAAAACGAGGTTGATTTTCTTATAGACAAGCAAAGATATTTAGCGCAAAATTACACCGAGCGTTTTGTTCAATTCATGATTTTTTCGGGTAACACTTTCCCCGAATACTACACTAACACGAACTCGGATATTTATCCAAACACGGATTCTAATTATACAGGATGGGTTATATGAAAAAGCAATACGAGCCAAAGAAAAGCAATATAATTAAGTTACAAAAACTTGTTAAAAAACTAACGAATGGAGAAAAAAATAAGCCAATTAACGGCAAAGGGCGCTAACTTAGCTTCTACCGATTTATTAGAAATTTCCGAAGTTACTGCGGATGGTTACGCGAGTAAATACGTAACGGGAGCGGAAATAATAGGCGCTATCCCTATTACTGAAACAAACCCTAGCACGATTGGAACGGCTAACGGAACGGCAGTTACAGGAACAAGCATACAAATAAGCGCTTCCGTTTTGATTCCTGCGGGAACGTTAGTAGCGAATAATACTCTCTACATAAAAGCATTCATAAATAAAACGGCGGGGTCGGGCGTTACTACACCACGTTATTACATTAACACTATTAATGGATTAACGGGCGCAACTTTACTTGGCGCGGGTGGTTCAATGTCTACAAGCGTTTATTTTCAAAGGTTTGAAAGGAATATTTTCTTCGATGGCACGAACTTAAATTCGTTTTTGGCGGGTACAAGTGCGTCAAATGATTATACTTTGAGCGGTATAACTTTAACGGCTTTCAATCCATTGATTGACAATTATTTAATTTTTGCAATAAGCAACGGAACAACAACACCCGACAACGGAAACTTTAAACGCGTAATAGTTCAAAAATATGATTAACATAACCAAAATTCAAAGCGGGTTTGTAATGCACGAAACCGAGTATTTACTAGAAGGTGAAGCCGAAGTATTAGATACTACGCAGGCGCATTTTCCTACCGATAGAGGAACTATTTTACTAGATACTTCCGTAACCATTGACGAACAAGAATTTAGCACGATTCAATTATTTATTGATTACCTATACAAATGAATTATAAAGGGGTAGCGGGAATGTATTTTGTTTTGGCTTATGCGGGTTGTTTTGTTGCTTTATTAGAAGGGGAACAAAGCTACGTACGTATTTTGGCAGCCGCATACATTTGCCTACTTACTTTTCAATTATTACAATCTTATGAAAGCAACCGCGACGATTTTACTAACGACGATTCAAACTAAATGGCTTTCCCTTTTGGGAATCGTTTTAGCCTTTTTTATGCCTATTACGGGAATGGTATTGGCGGTAGGATTCGCTATCTTTTTAGATACGATAACGGGTATTTGGAAAAGCCGTAAAAACGGAGTTACTATACGCTCTAGAAGGTTAAGCGCGGTAATATCTAAAATGTTTCTTTATCAATTAACAATAATTCTTTTTTTTCTTATTGATTGGTTTATTTTAAATGACATTTTAAAAACTATCTTTACAACTGAATTGTTATTAACCAAGGTACTTTCGTTGGTTTTAATTTCGATAGAAGTTGTAAGTATCAATGAAAATTACAAAGCGGTTAGAGGTATTGACCTTTGGGCAAGTTTAAAAAGATTATTAAGTCGAGCAAAAGAATTAAAAAATGATAGCGACGAAATTAGACACTAGTAAAATTATCCAAGTTCCGTTGGATAAATCGCAATACTTCCAAGAAGAAGCAACCAAAAAACAAATCTATTTGCACCATACCGCAGGCGGGGGAAACGCAAGGTCGGTTAGTCAATTTTGGAATTCTAACGAAACACGGATAGCAACGGCTTTTATTATCGCCAACAACGGAGAAATAGTACAATGTTTTTCGTCTAAACATTGGGCGTGGCATTTAGGAATAGATGCGGAGGATTTCGCAAAGAACGGAGCGCCTTACCAAAACTTAAATAAAAGTTCGGTAGGCATTGAAGTTTGTAACTTTGGTTCGTTAAAATTCCGCAACGGGAAATTTTACAACTACGTTAACGGAGTAGTTGACCCCAAAAACGTTACTACGTTAGAACAACCTTACAAGGGTTTTTTACATTGGGAAAAATACACGGATGCCCAAATAGAAAGCACCCGACAATTACTCGTTTACCTTTGCGACACGTATAAAATTCCAAAGGCTTACCGAAGCGAAATTTTCCAAATAGACAAAGAAGCATTTAAAGGAACTGCGGGAATCTTTACGCATAATTCAGTTCGTAAAGACAAATCCGATATTTATCCTTGCCCTCGAATGATTCAAATGCTCAAAAATTTATGATTCGAATAATAGCGATTTTAAGCGTTTTAACGCTATTTTCTTGTTCAAGTGAACGATTGGCTCAATACCACTATAAAAAAGCGCTTAAACACGGGCTAAAGGTGGTACAAGACACCGATACAATACGCATAACTACATTGGATTCGTTCCCCGTAATAAAACACGATTCTATATTTTGGGAAAAATTCATAACCACAAAGGATACTATTGTACAATTCAAGAACGTTTACGTACCTAAAACACGTTGGCAAACCCGAATCGAATATAAAGAACGCATTAAGACGTTAAGAATTCAAGGTAAAACACAATGGAAGACCGCTAAAGCGCAACAAGTGGTTAAATATAAGTTCCGTTGGTGGTGGGTTATTGTGGCGTTTTGTGTTGGGTTTTTGGTTCGTTACATTTTATCGCCTACTTTTATCGGTAGGATTAAACTATTTATGAAATTATGGAGGTAATAAAACACGGACGAAATATCCACGAATTAAGGATAGACGGTAAAACGGCACACGTTGCAATGCTATCGGATATTCATTGGGACAATCCTAAATGCGAACGCGACTTACTTAAAAGACATTTAGAATTTTGCAAGTCGAATAATATTCCCGTAATAATTAACGGGGATTTCTTTTGTTTAATGCAAGGTAGAGGCGATAATCGACGCAATAAATCGGACATTAGAACCGAACATAATAACGCGCGTTATTTAGATAGTATTGTAGAAACTGCGGTTGAATGGTTTTCCCCTTACGCGGAAATCATTAAAGTTATCGGTTACGGCAACCACGAAACGGGAGTAATTAAATTCCAAGAAACCGACTTACTGCAAAGATTCGTTGACCTACTTAACTATAAAAACGGAACTTCAGTTTATACGGGAGGGTACGGAGGTTGGATAATTATTCGACAAATGTTTCATTCAACGGTTTCGCTTAGTACTAAAATTAAGTATTTCCACGGGAGCGGCGGTGGCGGCGTAGTTACTAAAGGAGCGTTAAACCTTACCCGCGCTTTAGAAATGTACGAAGATTTCGACGTGTTTACAATGGGACACATTCACGAAAATAGCGCACGTAATGACGTAAGGGAATGCCTTAACCATAACGCTAAATTGGGTTATTCTGTTAAACAAAAGTACATTCATTCGATGTTAACGGGAACGTACAAAGAGGAATACGGCGATGGTTCGCACGGTTGGCACGTCGAACGAGGCGCACCCGTTAAGCCGTTAGGAGGGCGAATCTTAAAAATTGAATGCAAAGAGGTTGAAAATTCGTTGATAAAGAACATAGATAGTTTCAAATTTCCGTTGTAATTTAGCAACATAGCGTTAAGGGGGGGTAGAAATACCCCTTTTTTTATGTCTTAAAAACGCTTGAAAATCAACGAGTTAGAAATTATTTTGTTAAAAATCGAAAAAAAATGTTAAAAATGTTTGGTAGATTGAAACTTACTATTTATATTTGCGTATAGTTATTCACTAAACAATTAAAAAAACGCTATGGAAACAATTATTAAAGCCTACGAGCAAGAACTACGCGAAACGATGCAGGAAAATATCGACGCATTCGGACATTTAGA